AGGACGACCGGCGAAAAAGTACAAGGAAGTTGAAACCAACGAGTACATCAAAAGCGAAAATGTTTTCGCGTACTATGTCCCTTACCAGGATGTTATCTTCGATCCTTCAGCTACATATCCAGTAACGCACAATGCGCGGTGGATGGCGCATAAAGTGGTGAAACCTTATCGGGCGGTTGTGCAGTCGGGGATTTACGAGCATACGGATGATCTGCGGGTCAGTTCCACAACCAAAGATCCCAACGAAACCTTCAGCAATGCGGATTCATTGAAGGAGCAGGGCGGAAAAAATGTGCGGTCTGTTGTGCTGTGGGAGATTTACGATTTAGACCATCAGGTGGTCACGACTGTTTCTCCAGGCTGTGAATACAAGTTGCGGGAAATCCCAATACCAGACTACTTGAACGGTGGATTTCCGTTTGTGCAATTGGCGTTCACGCCGGTGCCTGGCGAACCTTATCCCTTGAGTGAGGTGGCTCCTGCTGAAGGGCTTGTGATTGAGCACATTAAGATGAAAGCCATGGGCCTCAACCATTTAAAGCGCTGGAATCGACAGATGTTGATGGTGGACGGCTGTTTGCAGGACGAGGAATTGAGTAAGTTCAAAGATGCCAACGACGGAGCGATCATCCGGGTTCAACCGGTTGCTGGGAAAGCGTTAAGCGACAATCTTGCGCCGTTGGCGTATGCGCCGATGCAATCGGACATTCCGATGTTGTACACGCAGAACATGCAAGAAATGCAGATGGTCTGGGGCCAAACGACGGCGGACCAGGGCGGTCAAGCGAAGACGCAAACGCGTACGCTGGGTGAATTACGGGTGGCATTGCAGGGTGGCCATGCTCGCAGTGACGAGAAGTTGGACACTCTCGAAGATTTCATTGCGGAAGTGGCCAAGAAACTTTTAGCGATCATGCAGAAGAAGTACGACCTCCCGAAACTGGCGCGGATTGTTGGCGAGAAAACGGTTAAAGAAAAGATTTTGAAGATTCTCCCACAACGCCCGTCGGCGCAACCGAATATGCCGGGACAACCTCCTGCTCCCGCGCAGGCTCCTGGGAATCCCGGTCAACCGGCTCCGACGATGCCGAATCCGGTGGCCAGTCAATCCTATACGGGCGACTTTGGTTTTTCGTGGAACCGTCAGGATATTCTTGGGGAAATGGACGTGGACGTGTTAGCGGGGTCGACGACACCGATGGACCGCGAAGCGCAGTTACAGATTATGGAGAAGATGTTTCCTTATTTACCGGCATTGGGCGTAGGTCCTGGCAGTCCTTCTGCAAAATCCTTTGCGCGGAAATTCATGCGGTTAATTGGCGATATTGGGTTAGAAGAAGTGATGGATCAAGCCGAACAAACGCCGCCCCAACCCAATCCGAAGATGATGGAAATCCAAGCGAAAGTGCAAGCCAAGCAAGCCGAAACCAAGATGAAGTTGCAAGGAAAACAGCAGGAAATTCAGATGAAAGGCCAAGAACAGCAACTGAAATTGCAGGGGTTGAAACAGGAGTTAGCGGTAAAACAAGCGAAGGGACAAGCGGAACTTCAGAACAATATTATGAAAACCATTTTAGAGCAGTTTCGATCCCCCCAAACGAACGGAGCGCAACATGTCCAATAGGCGGCATAAACTGATGTTGAATATCTCAACGAACATATCGCATATAGGATCGGTGATGCCGCATTCGGCTGTTGGGCTATTAAAGAAAAAACGTAAAAAAGGATCTCCGGATCCGATGTATCAGGATGGGGGACACAACAAAACGCCGATGATTCAAGACAATCCTTTTCCGTATGAATCGCACTATTAGTGATGTTCGTCCCTGTGAAGGATGTGGCAATCGATCGCCATGGGCGCGCCATCCCAAAAAGGAGTCGTTGACGGGGCGTGTGTACGAGGAATGCAACCAATGTTTTGATCCTTCGATTCCGAAGAATCCGGACGTTTATTTTCGGGGTCCTTATTGGGATCCGAACCTATTTGATTTGGATTCTCCGGGGTTTGATCCGAAGCGGGGGACATTTATTACGAGTAAAGCGCATAAAGCGTATGTCATGAAAAAGTTAGGGGTCAGAGAAGCAGGAGACACTCGGCACGGATCGCGGAATTTCGACCCGATTTCGCATCGGCATGCCATGAACTCATTAAAAAGGAAACCCAATGAAAACCAATGATTACAACAAGACGGAACCCGTCAAAGCGCAGGGCCCTCTGAAAGATACATTAGAAGCCATGGATGAATGGGACATCAACAAACTCAAAGATCCCGTGGCGTACGGCAAAAAAGACATGAAAGGTGGCCGCAAGTAACATGGACGTTTCGGGGATGTTGAAAACGATGCGTGGGAAAAATGACGAAGAAGAGCACGATCCGGACGAACCCAATAGCACCTCGCGCATTATTAAGTTGACGGACGAAGAAGAAAAGAGCATGGAAGGTGTCAAAGCCGGTGAGGAAGTGGTTCTCACCGTGCGGGGGAATGTGGAAGGCGATCATTTCCATGTGATGTCGGTAGAAAAGCAGGGAGGTTCCGACGAGATGGAAGGAATGCCGGAAGAAGTGGCGCAGAAAGTCAATCCTTTTATGGGAATGATGAAATAAGAGCGTAAGGGGTAACACTATGGAACAGACTGAACCTATTGTAGAGGCAACACCAGCCGCGCAAGCGGCTCCGGATCCGTTTGCTGTTGACGAGGCGCGTTTTGCGTCTCTGTCACCGGAACAACGGGCGGCATTAGATCCTGTTTTAGAGGACATTCGTGGAAAAGCGAAGGCGGAAATTGAAAAGACACGAACGACCTTTGAAAATGATTACAAGCCGTATAAGGAAAAGGCCGAATCATTAGACAAACTGACCAATTGGGCGCCATTTAAACAGTTTTGGGCGCACACGCAACAGCAGATGGCGCAAGGCCAGAATCCGCAGACGCAGCAAGCGATTGCGCAATCTAAACCGCAGGATTTTGCAACGCCTGAAGAATGGTCCCAGGCGGTGTTGGAAGCCAGTCAAGGGGATCCATCGAAGATTCAGAACATTCAGCAACGGATGTTTACGACGATGGCGACGCCGTTTATTCAGAAGTTTACGAACGATCAACGAGAACTCAATTCCAAGCTTGAAATGAAAGAGTTGATGGAAGAGCATGACGATTGGAAAGAGTTGGACAAGATCGGATTAAACGAAAAGAATGAAGGCACAAGTCTTTTAGAGCATTGCTTAATGTGGGCTCAGAACAATGGAAAACCGTTAGAAGAAGGCTATTTAATGGCTAAGCGCTGGGCCGACAGCATGAAATCGGGTGCTCAAGCGCAGGCGATGGGCATGGTTCAGGGCAAAAAAGATGGCATTTTGGCGGGGAATTCCACAGCTTTGAGCAATGGATCGGTTGTGGTAGTCGATTCTATTGATGAAGCGATGAAGCGGTCTATGAACGATCAATTGGCAGGAATTAAGGGTGTGCGGTACGAAGTAAAAAAATAGATTTTCAGTGCTTCCTTTATAAGAAGCCTGGATAACCCCTCGGAGCGAGATCCGCAGCGGGGAAGACGTACCAGGATCTCGCACAAACGTAAGGGGTAGAAAGGTAGTTTAAAATGGCAACACCGGATGTAGTTTTTACCATGGGACCAGCCAATGTGACGTCGCTGATTGCGACCACGTTGTCCACCTATGGAAAGAGTCTTGGAGATAACGTCCACAAAGCAATCCCGGCGCTCGCGTGGTTAGCGATTAAGAAGCGCGTGACGGAAGAAGGCGGCGCAACGATTGTTCGTTCTGTCGTGTTTGGTTCGAACTCGACGGCGGGTTTTTATGCTTCAGATGATGTGTTGGATACGACCATTCAAGACAACTTCACATCGGCGCAGTTTCAATGGCGCCAGGCGGCTGCCAGCATTATTGTGACGGGCCGTATTGCGTTACAGAATGCCGGACGTGCGCAGGTCATCGATTACGCGAAAGCGCAGATTGATAACGCCTTGGCTTCTCTCAAAGAAACCATTGACATCAAACTGTTTGCGACGACTCAGACGGGTTCTAATATTACGCCGCTGTATGCCGCGATCAATAACACCGGGACGTATGGTGACATTAACGGCGGTACGAACTCGTGGTGGCAGTCGACTGTCACGTCTTCGGGTTCTTTTGCAGCGCGTGGTCTTTCGGACCTTCGTACGGCCTGGGACAATGTGGCGATTAAGATGCCTGCGGGCGGACCTGATCTTTTGTTATCGGATCAGACCTCGTATGAAGCCTATGAAGCCACGCTCACTCCGACTGTTCGGTATACGGACGTATCGATGGGCGATCTTGGATTCGTTAATCTCCAGTACAAACAAGCCGTCTGGACATGGGATCCGAATGCCACGACCGGGACGATCTTTGGGTTGAATTCCAAAGCTCTGGAACTGGTGCAACATTCTGATCGTTTGTTTACGCTCAGCAAATGGGTGAAACCGCTCAATCAGGACTTAGAAGGTGCGCAGGTGTTTTGGGCCGGGGAACTGACCTCGAACAACCGCCGTAAACATTTCCAGTTGACGGGCGTCACAGCCTAGGAGGCTACTATGGCAACGACATTAACGTCTCGCGGTAAGATTGTGATGGGAAATGGACTGGTAATGGATTATGGGGATTGGACAGCCACTGATACGTCAACGGCAACGTTGTCTGTATCGGGGGGATACGTTTCGAGTGTTGAGTTTTGGGATGCTTCCCAAAATCCTTGCTCTAACGCTGGAACGACATCAACCATTACCCTTTCTGCAAAGGCATTGTCTGGAAGTGTAACGAGTTATACGGTAACGCCTGGGGGAACGGCAGTAACGAATGGAACATATCAAGTGATTCATGGCGGTATGTAAGGATGACTCCGCTCGGTCGGGCCGTATGGCCCAGCATCCTTAAGGGGTAGAAGGCAGGAATCATGTTATTTAAGACAGCGGCGTATGGTGACGAAAAAGCGTTCATGACGATCCAAGCCAATCCGGGTGGAACGCAGAGCGTGACGACTGGGTATCCGGTTGTTTTAGCGATCATTGCGGCTTCTTTCAATGGAACACAAGCGGTTGTTTCTACGGGAGCGACTGGTTCTGGTCAAGGGTTTATCGGGGTTGCGTATAAGGACATTGCGGCGAATTCATATGGTTTGATTCAGAACTTGGGTCCGACTGCGAGCGTGTTCTTGTCTAATATTGGAAGTTCGGCGACGATCAATAT